CCTCGCGCCCCGTGAGCTTGACGAGCCGCCCCGGCTTCGGTTCCCATCGGCCCCACGAGCGCGCGGCCATGTGGTCGCGCCCGAGCCCCTCGAGCGCCGCCAGGCCCCCGCCGCCTGGCCGGCCGACCCCGAGGGCCCAGCGGGGCGCGTGACGCGCTGTGCGGGGCCCGCAGCACGACACGGCCCCATGGGGGACGCGCCATGCCCGATCGAAGCACGCCGGCCAGCAGGGTCGCAGGGAAGCCCGCCAGCAAGGCGACAGGCAGGGGCCGGACCGCCAAGCCGGCCAAGCCGGTCAGGAAGCGCGCAGGCGCACGCTCCGGGAGGACGGCTCAGCACAAGGCCCGGGCGGCCGGCGGCCAGCAGCGCGCAGCAGGCGCCGCGAGCGGGGCAGGAAAGCGGGACGTGGGGCAGGCGATCCGGCCGGAGATTCTTCCGGCCGAAAGAACCGGCCAGGTCGGCCAACGCGACGGGCCCGGCCAGCCGCCCTTCAAAGCGACGCCCGAGCAGCGCCGGCACGTCGAGCTCCTCTCGGGCTTCGGCCTGACGCAGGCGCAGATCGCGCAGCTCGTGCTCAACCCGTACAGCGGCAAGCCGATCGACGACAAGACGCTGCGCGCGCACTTCGCCGAGGAGCTCGCCGCGGGACCCGCCAAGCTGAATTCACGCGTCGCTCAGACGCTCTACCAGAAGGCGACGGGCGACGGGCCGCAGTCGGTCGCTGCGGCGATCTTCTGGCTGAAGACGCGCGCGGGCTGGCGCGAGAAGGTGGACGTGGCGCTCGAGGTGACGAGTGGCGTGCTGGTGCCGCCGCCGCGCACGAGCGCGCAGGAGTGGATCGCACAAGTCGCCGAGGCCAACGCCGAAGCGAAGGAACCGGGCAAGGAGGAAGCAGCGTGAGCAACGAGGAAGCCGGACAGGAAGAGGTGCCGCTGTCGGCCGCGATGATGCAAGAGGACATAGCCGCGATCGGCACGCTGATGGACATGCGCGATCTCGCCGCGAAAGCCATCGGTCGCGTAAGAGAGCTCGAGGAGCTGATCGCAAGGCGCCTCACCGGTTTGGAGCAGACCGAGGTCGAGCGCAAGCTCGAGGAAGCGAAGGCGCTCGCTGAACAGGCGCAGGAGTTCGGGCGCGATGGGCAGCGGCGTGCGGAGGAAGCCGAGGCTCGATGCGACAAGCTCGGGAAGGAGCTGTGCGAGGTGCGCGAGAGCAAGAGCGACCTGGCAATGCGGCTGCGCGAGGCGCTCGCCGAGAACAACGCTCTGCGTTGGTGCATCGACACGATGGTGCGGCGCGGCGCAGGGGAGACGACCATCACCCCGATCGAGCGTCAGGGCGAGCGGCCGTGAGCGCGCACTTCAACGACCTGACAGCCGCGCAAGCCGAGCGCCTGGCGTTCCTCGTCGAGGAGATAGGGGAGGCGCTTCACGCAGCCGGCAAGGTGCTGCGGCATGGCTATGAGAGCAGTAACCCTATGCTGCATGATGGTCCGACCAACAGGGTGGCGCTCGCCGAGGAGCTCGGGCATGTCGAAGCGGCGATCCAGATGCTGAAAGACGAGCTCGACGTTTCGGCCGTGGCGATTGAGATCGCGCGAAGCGGCAAGGTGCGAGACGTGCGGCGCTGGATGCATCATCAGCGGAAGGGCTAGATGGAGTGCCGCGATCCCAACTGCCCCGACTGCAACGTCGGTCGCCGGCGCCTCGCCGCCCAGATCGAGCAGGCGCACCGTGAAGCGAGAGCCGAGCGGCGCGCCAACAGGGCAGCGCGTCGAGATCCTCACAAGGTCGCGGCGAAGCGACGCGCGGCGCGACGTGCGCGCAGGCGGGAGCGGATGTGATCGGCTCCTTCCGGCACTGGCTCGCGCACCTGCTGTTCGACGACGTGATCGAGCATCACGTGCAGGCTGCGGAGCGGCGCGTGCGCAGCTACCTCCACGACGACGGCTGGTGGTTCTCGCACGACGAGCCGACCATGCGTGTTATTCAGGAGCTCGCCAAGGGCGATCGAGTCAGCGACGTGCGCGAGCGCTGGCACGAGGCGACGGGCAAGGGACGGCCTGGCATCGACCGTCCGCGCACGCCGCCGCTGGTCGGCCGCGTCGAGTTCCCCGAGCAGATCGACACGCCAGGCAGGCGACGACGGCGATGATCTCGCAGGTCGAGCACTACCGCAACGAGGCCAGGAAGCTCAGCGACAAGACGCTGAAGACGCGCGAGCAGGAGGCTGCGCTGGTTCGTGCGCGCGCGATCGAGGAAGCGCGTCGGCTGGCCGAGAAGGCGTACCGCGCGCGTCCGGTCTCGGTTCGGCCAGGATCGTGAAGCCCTACTACGAGGACGGCCTCGTCACGATCCTGCACGGCGACGCGCGAGAGCTCCTGCCGCGCATCGTGGCTGTGCTCGCGTGCTCGACGAGACGTTCGTGATCATCACCGACCCGCCATACGGCCAGGGCTGGCGGGCGCCGGCGCCGCGCAAGACCGCGAGCCCCGGGCTCAACGGCGGATGGGTGCCGGCGAAGGCGGGCCGCTCCTGCCCCGACAGCATCGCCGGCGACGACGCGCCGTTCGACCCGAGCCTGGTGCTCGCGCTCGGGCTGCCGACGCTGCTGTGGGGCGCGCACAAGGTCGCCGACCGCCTGCCTGCCGGCCGGTGGCTCGTGTGGGACAAGCGCGTCGACCTCCCGAGCAATAGCTACGGCGATGCCGAGATGGCGTGGTGCAACGTCGACGGGCCGACCCGGCTCTTCCGGCACCGCTGGTCGGGCCTCGTCATGGAGTCGGGCAGCGACGAGGCGCGCCGCAAGCCGGGCACGAGCGAAGCGCAGGGGCGCCTGCACCCGAACCAGAAGCCGCTCGCGCTGATGCGCTGGTGCATCGAGCTCATGCCGCCCGGCACGGTCCTCGACCCGTACGCCGGCGTGGGGAGCACGCTGCGCGCGGCCAAGGATCTCGGCCGGGCTGCGATCGGCATCGAGATCGACGAGCGCTACTGCGAGATCGCGGCCAACCGCGTCCGGCAGGGCGTGCTACCTTTCCGCCCGTGACCTGGACGCCGACACGCGAACAGCGCTGCATCGCCGCGATGGCGCTCTACCCTCCGTTGCGGCAGGACCAGGCCGACGTCGTGCTGCACTTCGTCGACGTGCTCGACGGGATGCAGCGGGGCGAGCTCGACGACGAGAAGATGGGCATCGCCATGCGCGCGCTGGGATACGCGTGGGGGCACGGTTGGATCAGCAAGCTCAGCTACGACAGCAGCTCACCGACGCGCGCGAGCCAGGGGTTCCGCTTCACCCTCTCGCCAGCCGGCGAGCGTGCGCTCGAGACGTTCCGCCGGCGAACGGGAGGTGCGCGTGGGCGCAGTGACGCTGGAGCGGGGCAGTAGCCTCCCGACCGCCGACGAGCTCGCCGAGTTCGAGGCACGGCTGCAAGCAGCGCGCGACGCCGCGGCCAAGGAGACGGCCGCGGCCGAGCGCATCGTCAACGGCAAGCGTGTGGTGTGGGCGCCGCAACCTGGATCGCAGGAGCGGTTCATCGCCTGTCCGCTCTTCGAGGCGCTCTACCACGGCACGCGCGGTCCCGGTAAGACGGACGCGCTGCTGATGTCGTTCGCGCAGCACGTCGGCCAGGGGCATGCCGCAGCGTGGCGCGGCATCATCTTCCGCGAGACGTATCCGCAGCTCGCCGACCTCGTGGCCAAGAGCGAGCGCTGGTTTCGGCAGATCTTCCCGACCGCGCGCTTGATCTCGGCGAAGCCGCTCCGCTGGGAGTTCGAGACGGGCGAAGTGCTCTTCATGAGCTACATGCGGAGCCCGGAGGACTACTGGAACTACCACGGCCACGAGTACCCGTTCATCGGCTGGGAGGAGCTGACGAATTGGGCCGACGACCGCTGCTACCGCTCGATGTTCTCGTGCTGCCGGAGCTCGACCGGCGGCGTGCCGCGCATGATCAGGGCGACGACCAACCCGTACGGCGTCGGCCACAACTGGGTCAAGAACCGCTTTCGCCTGCACGGCCGCTGGTGGGAGACGATCGTCATCCTCGACGGGAAGGACGAGCGCCAGCAGGTCGAGCCGCCGCGCGTGGCGATCCACGGGCACATCGACGAGAACAGGATCCTCCTGCGCGCCGACCCGGACTACAAGCGCAACATCGCCGCGAGCGCGCACAACCAGGCGATGGCCGAAGCGTGGCTTAACGGGAGCTGGGCACTCGTCGCCGGCGGCATGTTCAGCGACGTGTGGAGCTACGAGCACAACGACGTCGCACGCTTCGACGTGCCGCCGACTTGGCGCGTCGATCGCGCGTTTGATTGGGGCTCGAGCCGGCCGTTCTCGGTGGGCTGGTACGCGCGCAGCGACGGTAGCGACCTGCGCCTGCGCAACGGCAAGGTGATCTCGACCGTGCGTGGCGACCTCTTCCGCGTGCGCGAGTGGTACGGCTGGACGGGACGCGCGAACGAGGGCAAGCGCATGCTCGCTGCCGAGATCGCCGAGGGCATCGTCGAGCGCGAGCTCGCCTGGGGCTGGCGCAAGGGCGACTGGTCGCGCGTCAGCGCAGGGCCGGCCGACTCGTCGATCTTCAAGGTCGAGAACGGCAACTGCATCGCCACGGACATGCAGAAGCCCGCGAGGATCGGCGGCCAGGTCTACCGCGGCATCACGTGGATGCCGGCCGACAAGAGCCCCGGCAGCCGCAAGAACGGCTGGGAGCTCATGCGCAAGGCGATCAAGGCGGCGCAGCCGAGGGATGGCAAGCCGCGGGAGGCGCCTGGCCTGTTCGTGATCGGCGAGGAGTGTCCGCAGTTCCTCAGGACCGTGCTGGCGCTGCCGCGCGACGAGAAGGATCTCGACGACGTGGACACCGACGCCGAGGACCACGTCGCCGACGAGGTGCGCTACCGCGTGCGGGCGATCGGGCAGGGCGGCGGATCGACCACGACCACGGGGCACTACTGACCGGCCGGCGGGCCCGTGCTAGGCTCCCGCGCCATGACGGCGATCAGACCCGGCCGGCCAGGGCATGAGACGCCCGGCGCCTTCGGCAGTTCGCTGCGGCGGATCCTCGAGCACCTGGATGAGCTCCAGGCCGAGCGTCTGGCCGTCCCGCGGCTTGAGCGCCGGCGGGCCGAGCGAGAGGAGCAGCGCGCAGCGCGACGCAGCGGTCGACGCGAGAGACGGCACTGGAGCCAGGCCCCTGGGGCCACCTACCGAGGCAGGATCCGATGACGAACGTGAACAGCCAGCACCCGCTCTACCAGCGCTTCGTCGACGACTGGCAGCAGATGCGCGACACCTACGAGGGCGAGCGCACGGTCAAGCAGCGCGGGATGCAGTACCTGCCGGCCACCTCGGGCATGATCGCCGACAGTGCGCTGGTGAACCTCGAGAGCACCGGCGCCAAGGCGTACAGCGCGTACCGCATGCGCGCGCGGTTCCCCGACCTCGTCACCGCCGCGGTCGAGGCCATGCTGGGCGTGATGCACAACAAGCCGCCCATGATCGAGCTCCCGCCGGCGCTGGAGCCGATGCTCGAGAAGGCGACGCTGCGCGGCGAGTCGCTCGAGATGCTGCTGCGGCGCATCAACGAGGAACAGCTCGTCGTCGGCCGGTGCGGCATCCTCCTCGACGTGCTCGACGGCGTGCAGGGCCCGACGACGCCCTACATCGCGTTCTACCAGGCTGAGGCCATGGTCAACTGGGACGTTGGGCAGCGCGAGCGCGACAAGCTGCAGACGCTCAACCTCCTGGTGCTCGACGAGAGCGAGCAGCGGCGCAAGCCGAAGTCGTTCGAGTGGGAGGAGTACGAGCAGCACCGCGTGCTCGTGCTCGGTGACATTGACGCGAACGAGCGCGCCGGCGAGAAGGCGGTCTACCGCGTGGCCGTGGTCACCGACGAATCGGGCGAGTTCAACGACGAGATGCTGAAGGAGCCGTCGATCGCGGGGCGCAAGCTCGAGCGCATCCCGTTCGAGTTCGTCAACGTGAAGGACGTCGTGGCCGAGCCCGACAGGCCGCCGCTGATCGGGCTCTCGAACCTCTGCCTGACGATCTACCGCGGTGAGGCGGACTACCGACAGTCGCTGTTCATGCAGGGGCAGGACACGCTCGTCATCATCGGGGGCGACGCGAACGAGACGTACCGGACCGGCGGCGGCGCCGCGATCGCGCTGGTGCAGGGCAGCGATGCCAAGTACATCGGCGTCGACTCGCAGGGCCTCAGCGAGCAGCGCCAGGCGCTCGAGAACGACACCACGCGCGCGCAGCAGCGTGCCGGCGAGCTGATCAACGAGACGAGCCGCGAGCGGGAGTCGGGCGACGCGCTGCGCATCCGCGTGGCGGCCCGCACGACGACGCTCACTAACGTGGCGATCGCCGGCGCCTTCGCGCTCCAGTCGCTGCTGCGCTCCGCGGCCGAGTGGGTGGGTGCCGACCCCGAGAAGGTGGTCGTCACGCCCAACCTCGACTTCGTCGACGACCGGATGGAGGGCAAGGAGCTGGTCGAGATGATGACGGCCAAGAGCCTCGGCGCGCCGCTCTCTCTCGAGTCGATCCACAAGACGATGCATGACCGCGGCATGACGGAGCTGACCTGGGACGAGGAGCTGCAGAAGATCGAGGACGAGAAGGCGCTCGAGCTCGCACCGCCGGCCAGCACGAACCCCGACGGCCCTGCCGACGACCCCGATCAGGTCGACGATCCCGACAGCCCCGACGACGACGAGGGCGCCGACGGCGCCGAGGGCGCGAGCGATGGTGGCGCGTGAGACGGGCGACTACGCGCCCGACCTGCGCCAGCAGCGCGAGCACGAGCTCGAGACGACCATCCTCGGCTTCTGCAACGAGTCGGGGCTGACCCGGATGCAGATCCTCGGCTGCATCGAAGCGGCCAAGCACACGATGATGCGAGCGTGGCACGCTCAGGACGAGCGTGAGGCCGCGAGCGACGACGACGAGGACGAGGCGTGGCAGACGGGCTGACGTTCAACCAGGAGCTGCTGCAGGCCATGGTGCGGCATCAGGTCGGCCTGCTGCACTACAGTGCCGGCGTCCGCAACAAGATCTGGAAGCTCCTCGATGCGTCCGAAGCCGACGTGCGCCGGCAGATCGAGGACAGGCTGCGCCGTGAGGTGGGCAAGGCCGTCACGCCGGCGCGGCTCGAGCGCGTCAACCGGCTGCTCGAGTCGCTGCGGGAGACACGCGCGCGCTCGTGGAAGGACGTGAACACGGCCTGGTTCGACGAGATGCGCGACCTCGCCGTTGCCGAGTCGGGATTCACCGCCGGCATCCTGCAGACGGTCGTGCCAGTGGATCTCGGCCTCGCGTTGCCGGACCCGACGCGCCTGCGCTCGATCGTCGAGGTCGAGCCGTTCATGGGCGCGACGCTGAAGGACTGGGCCGAGCAGATCCGCGAGGCGGACATCACGCGGATCGAGCAGCAGATCCGGATCGGTCTCGTGCAGGGCGAGTCGGTACGCCAGATCAGCCGGCGCGTGACCGGCACGGTCAGGCTCGAGGGCACCGACGGCGTCACCGCCATCACGCGCAGAGGCGCCGAGAGCATCACGCGCACCGCGACCAACAGCATCGCCGCGGCGTCGAGGCGCGAGCTCTTCCTGGCGAACGCCGACCTGATGGATCAGGAGCTGTTCACCGCGACGCTCGACAGCAGGACCACGCCCATCTGCCGGTCGCTCGACGGGAAGCTCTATCCTGTCGGCAAGGCACCGCGCTTGCCGCTGCACTTCGGCGAGCGGTCCGTGATCAGTCCCGTGATCAACGGCGAGGTGGTCGGGCAGCGGCCGGTCCGCAACTTCACGCAGAAGCAGCTCCTGCGCGAGTTCGCCGAGCAGAAGGGCATCAAGGCGCCGGCGAAGCGCGCGAGCCTGCCCAAGGGCACCAAGGGCGAGTTCGATGCGTTCGCCAGGAAGCGCATGCGCGAGCTCACCGGCCAGGCGCCGGCGAAGCTCAGCTACCAGGAGTGGCTGAAGGGGCAGCCGGCCAGGTTCCAGGACGACATCCTCGGTCCGACGCGTGGCGAGCTGTTCCGCAAGGGCAACCTGACGCTCGATCGCTTCGTCGCGCCGAGTGGGCGCGAGCTCACGCTCGCCGAGCTAGCGTCGTTCGACGCTGACGCGTTCCGCGCTGCGGGCTTCGACCCGGTCGCGTTCACGTCGGGGACGGCCAGGGTGGCGACTCGGACGACGCCGAAGATCGTCGTCCCCGATCCGCTGCCCGACCTGCCGCCGCCGCGCCAGGTCTTCGGCTCCAAGAGCCAGGAGTACGCCGACGCCTACGACGCGTGGAAGGCCGAGCTCACGCCCGAGGAGTTCAAGACGCTGCGCGACTGGCAGGGCTCGCTCGCCTACCGCTCGGTCCGCGCAGCCGAGACGGGCGACGAGCTCCTCGTCGAGGCGATCGGGCCCGAAGGCGTGGCGAAGGGGCGCGCGATCAGGGACCGCATGTACCAGGCGATCGGCAGGGCGCCGCACGTCCGCGATGTGCAGCTCTTCCGCGGGCTCGACCTGGACCCGGATCAGATCGCCAACATCACGCCGGGATCCGTGATCGAGCTCGACGCACTCTCGAGCTGGTCGCGCAGCAGGAAGGCCGCGCGCGAGTTCGGCTCGGTGGTCTACCAGGTCAAGAGCGGGCGATCGTTCGACCTGTCCCGCCTGGGCGCCAGTTCGATGCACGCCGACGAGGCCGAGCACTTGATCCTGAAGGGCGCGCGCTTCAGGGTTTCAGCCGTGAAGCCGCAACGGGGCGGCGGGCTGCTCGTCGAGCTCGAGGAGATCTGACGGTGCGAATCCAGAGCAAGTACGTCGAGACGGGCGAGGGGCAGACCGTCACCGACACGGATGCCGAATACGCGCGCGGCTTCAGGGCAGCGCTCGCCGGCGTCGAGCCCGAATCGAAGGCGAGCAAGGGCTACCGTGAGGGGCACGCGAACGGCCTCGTCTACGTCGACGATCAGCGGCGCACGCGTGAACCTCAGACCGGAAGCCGCTAGAACATCCCGAATCCAGGCCAGCCCCGTGGCGGGCCGACCGCAACCACGCAGGCGCATGGCGCCGGCAACCCCGAAGGAGAACGAGCCATGGTGCTCAAGGACGTACACGACAAGCAAGACGAGATCCCCGAGCAGTATCGGGAGCTCTACACCGAGAAGAACGGCAAGTGGGAGCTCACTGGCATCACCGGCGTGAAGACGACAGCCGATGTCGACCGCGTACAGAAGGCGCTCACGAAAGAGCGCGACGAGCACAAGGCAACGAAGGAGAAGCTCGGCACCTGGGGCGATCTCAAGCACGAGGACGTGGTGAAGCAGCTCGACCGCATCCCCGAGCTCGAGGCGGCGGCGGCGGGCAAGCTCGACGACGAGAAGATCGAGGCCATGGTCGAGCGCCGCGTCGAGGCCACGATCAAGAGCAGGACGGCGCCGCTCGAGCGCCAGATCGCCACGATGTCGAAGGAGAACGAGACCAAGACGGCGACGCTCGAGCAGCTCACCTCCGAGAAGCGTCAGCGGACCGTGCACGACGCTGTCCGCAAGGCGCTGACCGAGGCCAAGGTGGTGCCCGAAGCGCACGAGGACGCGCTGCTGCTCGCCGAGCGAGCGTTCGACGTGGGCGAGGACGGCGTCGTCATGACGCGCCAGGGCGCCGGCTTCAGCGAGGGGCTCGACGCCGCGGCCTGGCTGAGCGAGGTGCAGCCCAAGCGGCCGCACTGGTGGCCGGTCTCGAGCGGCGGCGGCGCGGGCGGCGGTCGCGGCAACGGCATGCCGGGCGGCGGCGCGAACCCCTGGACCGCCGACGGCTGGAACATGACCAAGCAGGGCGCCTACCTGCGCGAGCACGGCAGCGAGAAGGCATCCGCGATGGCCAAGGCGGCCGGAACGGCGCTCGGCGGTGGGCGACCGGCCGCCAAGAAGCCGGTCTGAGGACGGCCTGAGGCCGCCTGTCCGGCCGTGTGCTGGGCTCGACGAGGACTTGCGCCCCTCGTCGGGCCTCGCTAGCTTCCGCAGCGAGCGGCGAGCGCGTGACGCGCAGCGACCGCTCCCCCGCTCTCGCCGGGAGGGGGCTCGATTCGCGCGTGGCGGTCAGGTCGAGAGAACACCGGCTCGAAGGCGGACCGGCCATGGCGCGCGGCTCCGAAGTGACCATCACCTCAGCCGCGAACCGGGAGAACCCCCCATGGCGGACAGCGTCTTCAACACCCTGGTCTCGGACGTCGTCGTCCCCGAGATCTTCACGCCCTACATCCAGCAGATGACCGAGCAGAAGTCGCGCCTGATCCAGTCAGGGGTGCTCGCTCGATCGGCCTTCCTCGACAACTTCCTCTCGGGCGGCGGCCTCACCGTCAACGTGCCGAGCTGGAAGGATCTCGACGACGACGCCGAGAACATTCCGACCGACGCGACGGCCGACACGTTCGGGCACGTGCTCAACGGCACGTCGATCGACCTCGCCGGCGCGCTCAGCGCGCTCAGCGACGCGCGTCCCAAGGCGACGGGCACCGCGACCGAGATCGGCGTGCGCCTGAACCGCAACCAGGGCTGGGCGAGCTCGGACCTCGCCGCGGTGCTCGCCGGCTCCGACCCGATGCAGTCGATCGCCAACCGCGTGAGCGACTACTGGGCTCGCCGCCAGCAGGCCGCTTTCATCGCCACGATGAACGGCGTCTCGAAGGACAACGGCGCGAACGACAGCGGCGACTACGCGCACGACATCGTCGGCTCGAGCTTCGTCGACGGCGTGACCAACTTCTCGGCCGAGGCGGTCATCGACGCGTCGCTCACGATGGGCGACTCGATGGAAGACCTGACGGCGATCATGGTGCATTCGGTCGTGTACGCCCGGGCGCAGAAGAACAACCTGATCGACTTCATCCCCGACAGCGAGGGGCGCGTGATCATCCCGACGTTCCTGGGCCGCCAGGTGATCGTCGACGACGGCATGCCCACCGGCACCGGAGTCGTCCGCGCGGATGGCTCGGCCGGCACGAGCGGCATGTACGAGTCGTGGCTGTTCGGTGCTGGCGCCGTGCAGCTCGGCATCGGCTCGCCGAAGGTCGGCACGGAGATCGAACGCGTCGCCAAGGCCGGCAACGGCGGCGGCCAGGAAATCCTCTGGTCGCGCCAGGAGTGGGCGATCCACCCGATCGGCCACGCCTACATCGGCACGTCGCCGAACGGCGGCCCGAGCAACGCCGCGACGACCAACAACCTCAACATCGCCACGTCGTGGAACCGCGTCTACAACGAGCGGAAGCAGATCAAGTTCGCTCGTCTGATCACCCGCGAGTCGTGATCCAGCGGGACAGGGGCGGCGTGACGAAGCGTCGCCCCTGTCCCTTCGCACAACCGAACAGACCCCGCAGGAGAACGACCATGACCAAGGGACTTCCGAGATCGATGTCGCGCGGCGCGCCGCAGCGGCAGGAGATCATCAAGCAGACGATCGTCGTTCGCGACGGAGCGCTGACCGTCGACGGCGCCACGGGTGTCGGCTTCGGCGCGCTCGTCATTGGCGACCTGCCGGAGGGCAACATTCTGCTCCTCGGCGCGGTCGGTTACTTCACGTTCGCCGGGCCAACCTCGGCTGACCTCGCCGACGATTGGGAGGGCGACTACGGCGTCGGTACCACGCCGGCCGACGACGCGACGATCACGGCCGCCGACATCGACGTGATCGGTTCGACGGCGATCGTCGCGGCCACGGCGGAAGCCTCGCCGCGCACGAGAGGCGTCGGCGTAACCGCGACCAACGCGGCGATCCTCGACAACACGGACGGCTCGCTCGAGCTGAACCTGAGCCTGCTGATCGACGACGCCGACATCGGTGCCGACGACATCATCATGACCGTCAACGGCGAGCTGTTCCTCGCCTACATCGTTCTCGGCGACGATTGACTAGCAGCAGCCCCCGCGGGCCCCAACAGAAGGCATCACCATGGACCTGAAACACGCCCTGGCTCTCCTCGATCCCAACGTCGACGATCACTGGACCGCCGACGGTCAGCCGCGGATCGACGTCGTGCGCGATATCCTCGATGGCGAGACCGTCAGCCGGCAGGAGATCATCGACGCTGCCCCCCACCTGACGCGCAGTACCGCGCGTGACGGCGCGCAGGACGGCAGCGGGGCTCTCTCGGCCGAGGGCGAGGCGGAAGGCCACGGGGACGGTCAGGGGGCCGCGGGGGCGAGCCAGGGGGCCGCGGGCGACGGACAGGATGCGGACCCGAGCGAGGAGCTCGAGCACGACAAGGACACGCCCGCGGCAGGCACCGACGATGGGGAGGGCGCCGGTGGCGCGCCCGAGCCGATCGAGCTGCCCGACGGCGTCACCTCCGTGCTCGAGCTCCCGCCGGACCGCGTGCTGGCGAGCCCCGAGCTGACCGAGCTGGCCTGGCGCGAGCTCGAGGCGCAGATCGCGCAGGCGCACCGGGAGAAGGTCGCGATCGAGGAGCGCCTGGCCAAGCTGGCGGCGCAGGCCGAGCTCCTGACCCGCCTCCGCGACCGCATCACGCGGAGCAACCCGGCGCAGCAGACGCAGGATGCGATCCGGCACTACCTGCAGACGTCCAACCGCTCGCGTGAGGAGCGCATCACGGCTGCCAAGCGATTCATCGCGCAGGGGACGACGGCCAGGGACGTGGCGGCGCAGCTTCGTGGCGGGCCGTCGCAGCTCGACTCCGCCATGGGGCACAAGCGCGGCTTCGGCATCAACCGCCCAGCGCCGCGTCCGCCCGTGCCGCAGAAGGGCTGATCTATGCCCGACGCTCTCCAGCCGTTCAAGGAGCTCGACGGCCGCGAGCAGGCCGTTCGCTTCCACGGCAGGGAGCGTCGGCGCTCGCTGGCCGGCATCCCCGAGCTATTCCGCACCCACCGGATTTACGGCGGGACGACGATGGCGGTTGCGGAGGTGTCGTCGGCGCTGTTCCCGATCCGTCACTGCGCGGTGACCTTCAAGACGGCGATTCGCATCACCGAGAACGCCGGCGTACACCGTGGCACGATCCTCGAGCTCGGCGGCAACCTACGCGGCGTCGGGCTGTGGGTCGAAGACGAGAAGATCGGCGTGCGCGCCGGCGGGATTCTTATAAACGGCAACGCGGCATTCGGTGAGTTCGATAACGGCGCTGAGCTGCCGCCCGGCCTCGAGCTCGAGCTGGTGCTGGCAATCTGTCAAGGATTCGCGGCGTTGCGCCTGTGGGGCAACGGCCGACTGCTGGTGCGTGCAGCTGCGTCTGCGGGGACGTTCGCCGGCGATTGGGCGGGACAGAACAACGGTGCGTTTGCTGCGGAACCGTTCGGTTCGACCGTTCCTGAGATCCCTGCCGGCTCTGCGATCGCGCCTGACGGCTTCGAAGTGATCGAGCCGCTCAGCGTTTACATGGGGCAGCGACCGAGGCACTTCTCGATATGACTGTCGCTTTCCAGGCCCGCGCGTACTACCGCCGCCGGCGGCGGAAGTCGCACGTCGACCCGAGCTCGCGGCTCTTCCGCGTGGCGACGATCGCATCCGGTACGACGCCGATCGACACAGCGACGCTGTTCGGCGATTCGGTGCAGCACGAGGTTGCGTTCGCGCTGTCGATCAGGGCCGCGAGCTCGAGCGCGACCGGAACGCTGTTCCAGTTCGGCGACGAGGAGCTGAACGTGAACGTGTGGGTCCAGACGAACGGCCGTCTCGGCTTCGTTGCAGGCCGGCACAAGCAGTCGATTCCGGTCGGCACGCAGCTTTGGACGCGCAACCAGACGCGCGCGCCGCTCAACCTGAAGATCGGCAAGCGGCACGACATCGTGATGGCGATTCGCCCCGGTACCGGCGAGGTCAGGCTCTGGCGCGACGGCCAGATGCTGTTCAACCAGCGCGCGAGCGGAAACAGCTTCGGGGCTCCGGTTCCGCCCCGTTGGGCCGAGTCGGTCAACGGCGAGGGCAGCTACTTCGCAGCGCCTGCTCACGTCGCATGGGGCGCGCTCTTCTCAGGTGCGCCGAACGCCGACCTCGAGGCGCTGAGCCCTCTGAGCGTCTACCACGATCAGCGGCCGCGTCACTTCAACACCGGGCCCAAGGACACCCCGACGTGACCTTCACCGTCGAGACAGGATCGGGTACGCCGGGCGCGAACGCGCTCGCGTCGGTCGCATTCGTCACGAGCTACCTGACCGATCGTGGACGCAACACGGCGTGGGACGCGGCAGCGACGGCCGTGAAACAGGCGGCGATCATCGCGGCGACTGACTACATCGAAACGCGCTGGGGGCCGCGCTTCATGGGGAGTCGCGCGCAGCGCCGCGTTGACGGTCGCGTGGCTTCGGGCGTGATCAACTTCAGCGGCCAGCCGACCAACGGCGAGACGGTCACTTTGGGCCTGAAGACGTACCGCTTCGTCGCGGCACTCGCGCAGGAGAACGACGTGCTGATCGGCACGACGGTCGCGGAGAGCGTGGCCAACCTTGCCGGCGCGATCGGCGCGACCGGGCTCGGAACGACCGTTCACGAGGATACGCAGCCGAACTACGAGGCCGCGGCGATCGACCAAGCGCCGGCTCTGGCGGCCTACGCGCGCACGCAAGGCGAGAACGGCAACCTCGTCGCCTGGTCCACGACCGTCGTCGCGTCGACGATCAGCGGCAGCGGGACGCTCGAGGACGGGCTCGACCAGGGGGAGCAGCCGCTCTCCTTCCCCCGCGTCGGGCTCTACACCCGCGACGGGACGGCCGTGGTCGGCGTGCCGCTGAAGGTTCGGCAGGCGACGGCCGAGTACGCCGAGCGGGCCCTGAGCGCGACTCTGGCGCCCGACCCGACCGTCGACGCGACGCTCGTGCCGGTGCTGGCCAAGCGGGAGAAGGTCGGGCCGATCGAGGAGGAGACCACCTACGCCATCGGCGGCCTGCCGGTCCTGATCAAGCCCTACCCCGCGGCCGACCGGCTGCTGGCCGACTACGTGAGCTCCGCGGGCGGGGCCGTGAGGGCGTGACGCCGTGGTCGACTACGACAAGCTGGCCGCGACGGCCAAGCGGCTCGTCGAGGCCAACGGGCGCGCTGTCACGCTCCTGAAGGCCAACCGCTCGCCCGAGACGCCGTCGGAGCCCTGGCGCGGCCCCGACGTGAGCGACGAGCCAGGGGTCGCCGAGGGCGGCGACAGCATTAGCGGCGTGCTGGCCTGCTTCGTGCCGCTCGGAAGCGGCCTTGGGCTGCTGGGCATGGACCGCGCTGCCGAGATCGACGGCGGCCCGAGCCTGCTGCGCAACGTCGAGCAGGTCGCGCTGGTTGCGGCCACGTCGCTGCCCAACGGGACCGACCTGGCCGAGTTCGACGCGATCCGCGACGGCGGCCGCATCTGGAAGATCCACATCGTCAGCAGCCTGCGGCCGGCGACGACGGGGCTGATCTGGAGCCTGGGAGTCGGCGCGTGACGACCATCGAACAGGCGTACGACGAGCTCGCCGGCATCATCAACACGGCGTGGCTGGCGGGCGCGGCGACGAGCGGGCTCACGCTGCTGTGGGACGACGTGGTCGGCGACAAGCCGACGACCGAGAGCGACGGCCAGGTCGCCGCGTACGGGCGCTGCTACATCCGGCACACCGCCGGCGGGCAGGACACGCTCGCCGCGCGCGGCCGCCGACGCTTCGTGAGCTCGGGCATCCTGACCGTGCAGATCTTCACGCCGTTCGGACAGGGCTATCGCCTGGCGAACCAGATCGGCAAGGTGGTCCGAGACGCGATCCTCGCCACGTCGCCGACGTCACCGATCAACTTCTCGGACCCCGCCTATCGCGAGTTCGGGCGCGACGGCAACACGCCCTGGACCATGAGCACGGTCAGCGCGACCTTCCGGTACTACGACAGGGCATGAGCCATGGCCGACAACCAGGCGCGCAGGATCGAAGCCGAGCTGGTGCAGTTCGTCGGCAGGGCAGTCGGGCAACTTCAGCTCGTCACGCTGCAGACGATCTCGTCGGCCATGCCGGTGGATACCGGCTTCGCGCGCGCCGGCACCACGCCGTCGGTCGGATCGGCGCTCACACGGGAGCTCGAGCGGCCTGGCGACAGGGAGGCGGCCAGGGCGCAGGCGCGCACGCGGTTCGAGGCCAACCTCTCGCGTGCGCGGCAGATCGCGGAGACGTACAAGGTCAGCCTGGGGCCGGCGTTCCTCTCGAACAACGTCGGCTACGTCCCGCGGCTCAACGAGGGCTACTCCGCGCAGGCGGGATCCAAGTTCATCGAACGGGCGATCGAGGACGCTATTCGGGCGGTCTCTCGCAGCTTGTGAACGCGCTGGCAGGCGCTACCCTGCCGCTGAACCACCCGGCCTAGGAGGGCTTCCGACCATGGGACAGACGCAGACCAACAACACCGCACTCGCCTACGCGATCCAGGAGTCGCGCGGCGTGCTGGGAGGCTCGCCGACCTGGAAGTCTCTCGAGCCGAACGGCGAGATCGAGATCGGCGCGCAGATCACGACCGTGGCGCGCAACCCGATCTCGAAGAACCGCCAGCGCCGCAAGGGTACGGTCACCGACCTGGATTCGACCTTCGGCTACGAGGCCGACACCACGATCGACGTGCTCGTCGACTTCCTCGAGGCGTACTTCTTCTCCACGGCCGTCAACGCCGACCTGACCTTCCGCGGCGCCGACGTCTCGTCGGGCTACACCATCCCGGCAGCGACGGCCTCGCAGGCGGCGCGCCTGCAGTTCACCTCGGGCGGGCCGATCTCGCTCGTCTACGCCGCCGGCTACGCGAACGAGGTGAACAACGGCCTGAAGCCGCTGTCGGCCGACACCGCCACGTCGGGCACGAGCATCGCCGTCGCCGGCACGACCGCGGAGACGGCGCCGGCGAATGCCGAGGTCTCGATCGCAGGCATCCGCTGCGAGGCCGGCGACCTGGCCGTCTCGATCTCGAGCGGCGTGGCGACGCTGACGAGCAACAACAACAGCGTCACGAACGACGTCGACTTCACCACGCTCGGCCTGACCGTCGGACAGCGCATCCACGTCGGCGGCATGACGGCCGCGAACCGCTTCGGCTCGACCGCCGCCGGCGACGGCACGCGGTCCTACGGCTCCGGGCGCATCCGCACCATCGCGGCGACGACCATGACGCTCGACAAGCTCGATGCGACGCTCGTGGCGAGCGACGGGACCGACGACGGGACCGCCGGCACCATTGTTCCCGTCGATCTGCTCTTCGGCAGGTTCGTCCGCAACGTCTCGACGACGAGCAGCGAGTACCTCACGCGCTGGATCCAGTTCGAAGCCGAGTGGCTGAACCTCTACGAGACGGATCCGCCGACGCCGGTCGCCGAGCCGAACGGCTACGAGTACGCGCTCGACAACCTGGCCGACGAGATGAGCTGGGAGATGCCGCTCACGAACAAGAGCACGATCACCTTCGGCTTCGTCGGCACGGACGCGGAGGCTCCGGTCGACGGCGCCAGCCGCAAGACGAACGCCGACAGCCCGATCGAGCCGCTGTTCACCGGGGCATTCAACACGAGCTCGGACTTCCTCAGGCTGCGCGTGGCGGACACCGACGACGACGGTCTGACGTCCGACTTCAAGGACGTGACCGCGACGTTCCGCAACAACGTCACGCCCGAGAAGGTGCTGGGCTTCTTGGGCGCGCGCTACATGAACCTCGGCAACTTCGAGGTCGACATCGAAGCCACGGCGCTCTTCACGAGCCCCGATGTCATCGCGCGCATCCGCGCCAACACCACGGTCACGATGGACTGGACGCTGCTCAACGACGATGGTGCGGTCGCCGTCGACATCCCGTCCATGACCATCGGCGACGGTGCGCGCGAGCTGCCCGTCAACGAGTCGATCAGGGTGGCGCTTGCGTGCGAGGCGTTCCAGGACAGCTTCTTCGGCACGTCGGCGAGCGCCTCGCTGTTCCCGATCTACCCCGCAAGCTGATCGAGGGCAGGCGCCCCTCCCCTCGGGTCAGCGGGGGCGCGCTTCGTCGTGGGAGCGCGCCCCCTGTCCATCATCACCGCGACGAGAGGAAGCCATGAGCAAGTTCGGTCACCTGAAGCAGAGGACGCCGGCAGGCAAGGTCCAGCGCTACTACCCGCCCATCAAGGGCGTGCAGCATCCACCGGACGAGGAACACCCCGAAGGCCGCTACGTGCCGGCGTGCCTGTTCGTGCGCATCGCCGGCAAGGCGAACCCCGGCTGGCACAACGCCGTGCTGAAGCACAACGCGCGCACGGGCGTGGCGAAGCGCGCGGCCGCGGCGGCCAGCAGCGACTCCGACGACCCGGCCATCAGCAAGATGCTCCGCGATCGCGACGCCGAGCTCTACCCCGAGCACATCATCGAGGGCTGGGAGGGCATCCCCGACGGCAACGGCAAGGAGGTGCCGTTCACGAAAGCGAACGCGCGCGAGTACCTCGAAGCGATCTCCGACTTCCTGTTCACCGACCTGCGCGTCTTCTGCCTCAACGAGGTCAACTTCCTCGGCGACAGCGAGCCGATGCCGGATGAGGTCAGGGCCACCGCGGGAAACTGAAGGAGCGGCTTCTGTGGGAGCTGAGATGCCGACGCGACGAGTTCTCGATCGAGGCCGGCATCAAGAAGGGCCGCCCCCTCCCCGAGTGGTACGTCGCGCAGCCGACGCTCCTCCCCGGCGACGAGTTCTACCTGGTCGCGTTCTGGGACTTGTCACCGTCTCGTCAGCTCGGCGGCGAGACGGTCGGCAGGATCCCCTGGGACGCGGTCATGCGCTACGCGGAGCACGTCGAGCTCGACGAGACGATGCGCGATGCGTTCTGGCAGATCATCAAGGCGATCGACGTCGGCTACCTCGAGTGGATGAAGAACGAGCACGGCCGAACCGCGCGATCGTTGAACCGCAAGGGCCGAACCGCTACCAGGGCGCCTGCCAAGGGGCAGCGCTCGAGGTCCAGGCGCAGCTACGGCCGCTGAGCTGATCCCATGCCCGACTTCCGCATCGAGGTCATCGTCGATCCCGCGAAGGGCGTCACCGGCGCCAAGCGCGTGCGGTCGGAGCTCGAGCGGACGGAGAAGCAGGGCGACAAGCTCAACCGCTCGCTGAAGCGGGCCTTCACCGGGATCAGCGTCGCGCTCCTGCTGCGCGAGCTGCAGCAGCTCACCGACACCTACGTCAACGTGCAAAACCGTCTGCGGACGGTTACCGCCGACGAGCGCGAGCTCGCGCTCGTCACTGCCGAGCTGTTCGAGATCTCGAACCGGACGCGGTCGGCGTACGAGGCCACGGCCGAGGTCTACGCGCGCGTGGGCTTGGCGACGAAAGATCTTGGTGTCTCGCAGGCCGAAACGCTCGCGTTCACCGAGTCGCTGAACCAGGCCGTGCTGCTCTCGGGTGCGTCGGCAGTCGAAGCGCAGGCCGGCTTGATCCAGCTCTCGCAGGGCCTGTCCTCGGGTGCGCTGCGCGGCGACGAGCTGCGATCGGTGCTCGAGCAGCTCCCCGCGGTCGCCGACGTGATCGCCAAGGGCCTCGGCGTGACTCGCGGCGAGCTGCGGCTCATGGGCGAGCAGGGCAAGATCACCGCCGAAGTCGTGCTCGGAGCGTTTCGAGAGGCGCGCGTCGAGCTCGACGAGCGGTTCGCCAAGTCGGTGCCGACGGTCGGCCAGGCGTTCCAGGTGCTCGGCAACAACGTGCTCGAGTTCGTCGGCAGCACGGACCAGGCAATCGGCGGCAGCGAGACGCTGAGCAAGGCGATCATCGGCTTGTCCGACAACCTCGAGCTGCTCGTCGTCGTCGGGACTACCGCCGGCGTCACGTTCGCGGCGCTGCGGCTGGCGCCGGTCGCTACGGAGGCGATCGCGGCCACGTCGGCCTTCGTCAAGCTGCGGCTCGCCGTCGCGTCAGGCAACGCGGTTGTGCTGGGCTCGTCACAGGCCGCGGCCGCGCAGGCGGCCTTCGCGGCAAACGCGGCGCGCACGCAGGCGGCTGCCGAGCTTCAAGCCGCGCAGGCGATCGTTTCCAAGACGGCGGCCAACATCGCCGCGATCGAAGCAGAGACCGCGAAGGCGCTCGTCGTTTCAGGCAGCGCCGAGACCTCGTTCATCCAGGCCGCGATCGAGAAGCAGGTCACCGCGGCCAAGGCAGAGAACGCGGCAGCGACGCAGGGGCTCGCCGTCGCCGAGGCGCGCCTTGCGACGTCAACCACCGCTGCAACGGCAGCGCAGGCGCGTCTCGGCGTGGCCATGCAGGCGACGACGCTCAAGTCGCAAGCGCTTGCGTTGATTAACCCCTTCGGCATTGCCGTCGGCGCCGCCGTTGCCTTGGGCTTCGTGGTCGACAAGCTGCTCGACAAGTACACCGAGTTCGAGGAGCAGGCGCTCAAGGTTGCCGAGGCCGGCGACAAGTTCCGCCTTCCTGAGGCCGACAAGATCGCTCTCGACATCGAAAAGGTGAGCAACAATCTGGAGCGGCTCGAGGCTCTCTATAACAGCGGCCGCAACACCACGCAGGTGGTGATCGATCAGATCGAGATTGAACGCGAGAGGCTGCGAGAGCTTGAGGTCCAGCAGGGGTTGGTCGCCAGCGGCAAGGCACGCACGACCGTGCAGGCGCAGGAGCAGCAGAAGGCGCTCGACGAGCTCGCTGCCAGCCTCGACGAGGTGACCGCTGCGCTCACGCAGGAGAACAACCTGCTGCAGATGAACGCGCGTGAGCGCGAGATCCAGGCGAAGCTGCTGCGCGAGATCGCCAAGCTCCAGAAGGATGGCCTGGACCTCACACCGGACCAGAAGCTCGAGCTCGAGCTGGCTATCCGCCAGAATCAGACGTACCAGGAGCGCGCGAACGTGCTCGATCGCATCCGCGGTCCGCAAGCCGAGTTCGAGTCGGACCTGCGCACGCTGAGCGCGCTGCTCGCCGAGGACACGATCACGCAGGAGGAGTTCAACGCCGAGCTCCTTCGCATGGCTCAGGGTGCCGATGGCGTCGACTTCTCGAACCTCGACCTGTCCGAGTTCGTCGGGCAGATCGAAGGCGCCGACCTGCAGAAGCTGCGCGACCTTCTGACCGCGGCGCGCACCGGCGGCGGCGCGGCAAGCGGCGTTGAGGTCCCCGATTCGGCTGGGGCCGGTCCCGTTCCGACGGTCGATCAGGATCGACCGCTGAGCCCCGAGCTGCAGCTCCAGCAGGATCTCCTGCAGCAGATCCGCGGGCCGCAACAGCAGTACGTGGCGACGCAGGGGGCGCTGAACCAGCTCCTCGCCGACGGCGCCATCAGCGCCGACGAGTACGCGATCGCGCTGAACAACGCGCAGATCGCGGCCAACGGCCTGGGCTCCACCGCCGGCGAGGGGCTGCGCTCGGGCCTGGCACAGATCGAGAACGCGCTGCTCGACGTGGGCGGGGCGACCGAGGCCCTCGTGGTGAACGGCCTCCGGG